CGAGCATTAGATCGCGGTCCTCGACCAAACCGATCTTCTCAATAGTGTAGTTGAACCATGACCCTTGGTCATTGCTCTCTTCGACAGTGCAAAACTTCCACTGAGTAGCGAACAACGGAGGCAGAACCATCTGCCCTGTCTTTGGGTGCTTGATCTTTTGCATAGCAATCTGCGTCTTCCAACGACGGCTGACTTTCAACTGCGATGATTTCATATCAATCACAACGGGCTGAGTAAGTCCGTCCTTGCCAACAATCAAACAGAAATGCTGATCCGATTTAACCAACTCGTGACCGTTGGGCAGGATTTCCTTGGCCCCACTACGCGTTGTTTTCTGGAGCACCGGATCGGTTGCTGGGATCTCCCCTTGAAAACCACCGCCTTGCTCACGAGGAACAAACTCAAGGTACTTGGTGGTTTGAAAACAAGGAACGACTGTTACACCTTCTTCGCCCGTGAACAGTTCCATGGTCACATTATTAAACATGTCACCCTGCTCAGAGCCTTCGATGTACTGCGCTTCACGCTTCTTGAGTTGCGGAGACATCGCCTGCAAAATACGAATGAACGGGATCTGCATCTCGCTGCTGTCGTATGTTGCGCCTTCGCCCGCGAACTCTAGGATATCGTCCATGACATCTGTGCTTAACTCTGCACTTTTCTTTTTTGCTACTGCACCCATTATGCTTTCCTCCGGATCTGTGCTGTGTTTGAAATGAATGCCCCGAACAGATCGAGGTCAAGCGGTTTGCCATCCGTCACGCGCTCTTTGACAAACGCTTTGAGTGTGGATGGATGAACGTGGGTTTTGGTTTGCGGATCGAAACCACGATCTTGCAGCAGACCAACAACGTCCCCCGCAACATTGTCCTCGCCCTTACCAAACGAAACTGTGATATCGTTCTTGATGATATCGTCCAGACCGTTGTCGCGTAACCAGCCCAAGGCTTCGTCCTTGCGGTCCTTGGGTATCGAGGCAGACACAATCATCTTGCGCTCGACTATAGCACCGTCCACATCAAGACGCTCAACGCCCATCTCGTCCATCAGAACTGGAATGTTCTCGACAGACAGCTTGTGCTTCTCTTGCTTGAGGGACTTCAAGTGCTCCTCCGCATCGCTGATTTGCTGCTCAACATTACGCAGGGTTCGAACCAGTTGACTTAGCTGCTTTCCGGTTCCAGTATCGACAGACGCTAACGCCTCCGATTCGTCAAAGTAGTCTTCAAATATATCGTTCATAAGTTTTTCCTCTTCAGGGTTGCTTTATACGGTAGCCTCGTGCTATCCGTAAAGAAGACAATAGTGGAGGTATATGATGAATGTCAACTACAATTTTAAACTAAAACCATTTGATCATCAAAAACATGCTCTGAACACAGGGTGGGATCGCATCGAGTTCGGGCTGTTTATGGAAATGGGAACAGGTAAATCCAAAGTTCTGATCGACAACATGGGTATGCTGTACCAGGCAGGGCTCATCGACTTTGCTTTGGTCATCGCACCCAAGGGCGTCTATCGCAACTGGGTAGCCAAAGAAATCCCCGAGCATATGTCCGATGACATCGAGCACCGTGTCATACGATGGGTTTCGTCGCCAAATAAAAAACAGCAAGAAGAAATGCGCTCCGTAAAAAACAGGTTCAACGGACTGACAATCTTTGTCATGAACGTCGAAGCGTTCTCCTCGGTCAAAGGTAAAACCGCTGGTGAGTGGATGGGTCGTGCGCTGGGCTCAAATGGTCTAATCGCAATCGACGAATCAACCACCATCAAAAACCATAAGGCCAAGCGCACCAAGAACCTGATGAAAATCGCGTCGAACTTCAAGTACAAAAGACTGTTGACAGGCTCTCCAGTTACAAAAAGTCCGATGGATATTTATTCGCAGTGTGAATTTTTAAGGGAGGGGTTGCTGGGGTATGATAGTTTCTATGCGTTTCAAGGACGGTATGCCGTCACGCAAAAGCGCACCATGGGACATAATTCATTCCAGCAAATCGTCGGGTTCAAAAACCTAGATGAATTAACGTGGCGCATCGAAAACTTTTCCTATCGAGTGCTCAAAAAAGACTGCCTCGATCTCCCCGATAAAGTCTACACCGCTCGATACGTCACCCTGACCGACGAGCAACTGAAGATGTACAACCAGATCAAAGAACAGGCGCTCTTGCTCCTCGATAACGGGGACCTCGTGTCTGCGCCCGCGGTCATTACCCAGCTACTCAGGCTGCAACAGATCATGTCCGGTCATCTCAAGACAGATGACGGAGACATCCTGACCTTTAAATCCTCCCGCATGGATGCGCTGTCCGAGATCATGGAAGAACACGATGGTAAAGCAATCATCTGGTCGCGGTTCCGGTACGACATCCAACAGATTACAGCTATGCTGAACGATAAGTTTGGGGAAGGATCCGCTGCATCATACTACGGCGATACATCCGACGATCAACGCAATCGCATCGTCCAAAACTTCCAAGACCCAAACCACCCGCTCAAGTTCTTCGTAGGCAACCCAGCAACCGCTGGATATGGGCTCACGTTGACCGAAGCTAACCTAGTGGTGTACTATGCCAATGACTTCAATCTGGAAACGCGCATACAATCAGAGGACCGCGCTCACCGGATCGGACAAAAGAATAACGTGACATACATCGATCTGATATCCGAAGGCACAATCGACGAACGGATCGTCAAAGCTCTTCGAGCGAAGATCGATATCGGTGCAAAAGTACTAGGCGAGGAGGCAAAAGAATGGCTAAGTCTGAAACCCACGACGAAATGATCGAAGCAATCTGCGATTACAGAAAAGGATGGACAAACCTTAAAAGCGCAAAGGAGGAGCTCGGCGAATTAGCTGGGCTCTCCCCAGATATTGCCGCCGCCTTCCTCAAAGATATGAAAAGAAGCAACGTCACACAGATCCGTGGGTACTCCAAAGAAAAGGACTACCAAATCGCAGGGAAAAAGGGAAAGCCTAACGAGGCAAAAAAATAACCCCAACCGTTGCAGTGCGAAACCTAGCCGGGTCGGGGTTAGTTAATGAGGAGCAGATAAGGCCACAGGCGTGGGCCTCGTCGAGCAGTGATTAAAGAGTATCAGAGTTTTCTAATGCTGCATAGGCTTTTCTTACCAAAACAGACAGTTGACGGGCCATGGCCCTCTGCTCTTTGTCCGCCATCTCACGAAGCATCTCGTGATCATCCAGCAACATCGCCACGTTTCTAAACTTAGGCAATGGCGGCTGGGGTTTTTGTTTCTTAGCCATAAGCAATCCTCTAAAAGTTGTCGCCCACAGGTAGCACACATGTGGGCGACACGCAAGTTACGTCTCGTAGTAGTACATCGTCTCCGTTCCTATATCTTCCATGGTCTTCAGAGCCTTCTCGACGTTCTCCTCAGAGGCCCCCACTGTTTCAGATAACTCCCTCAAACTGTATAGATCAGGCGCATCGCCGTCACCCATAGCCTTTCGAAGGTTCTTCTGTAAACTTACAGCTTGGTCCTGCGGCCCCACGCTCAAGGTCTTGATAACCCGCCACGGTACATCGCCTTTGAAATCCCCCGTGTTGCTCACCATGACGGCGTTTGTCTCCAGACCCTCCTCAAGGCCAAATGTCTTTACCACCTTGGCAGGTATAAAGCACCGCTCTCCCTCGTCCGTAATCCCAAACGCTGTCTGCGTATTCATTACGTCCAAGACAATAATCGATGCCTCTTTCAAGATGCCGTTAAAAATCGGGTTCGTATAGTTCACCATTTGCTTCTTTCTCCTTTAGGTAATTTAGTTCTTCTACTAGCTGCTCGATCCTCGGATCTGCGGTTTCTTCCCACAGTATGTCATCGATCTGTTTATCTAATTCTTTAATCCTCGTCGGGATGTACGTTAGAAACGGATTCATTTTTTTTCCTTGGAAGTTTGTATTTAGCTTTGATCTGGGACAACGCTTGCATCGTCATGTCCATTATAAACGTTGCATCCTTTAACGTAAGACCACTCGACAAAAGTTTGTTTAATTTCTCCGCCTCCTTGGTCAGCTTCAAAGGTCGACCACCCATCTTGCCGTTGACTTGAAACATATTAACCATCGGAACATTGGGCTCTTTACTTCCATTAAAACGAGGGTTGTCAGCCATGTCTTGTTTGTTCTGGACCAACCAATATTCCCTGTACACAACCTCGTATTCTTTTCGATGCGGTATCTTCAGCTTCATATCTGTTTCCCCACTTCCCGAAGGTTCTTAACGTATGTGTCAAGCTCCTCACGCGCTGCAAACAATTCCATCTGCACATTGGGCCGCGCATCACGGCGGTAACGCTCCTCCTGCAACGCATCAACCTGACGCTTCAGCCATTTCAATTGAGCAGCTTGAAAATTCGTTAAGTCCTGATCACCCATTGCCAACCTCCGGTCTTGCTCGTGGCCGAACAATCCTCGAAGCCTGCTCCGTTACCTCGCAAAACATCATGATGTTGTTGCCGTACAAGTCGTACAACTTATTGTACAACGGCAACGCCGCATCGTTCTGCAAAACCTCCTGACAATGGGCCTCGTTCTCAAACCAAACCACCGTCTCAAGCTCCTTGCCTTGCAACTCGTAATGCAAAACCAACGCCGTGAAATACTCAACCATCACCAGTCCCTCCCAAATACCTTGCGAAATACCTCATCCAACATTTGATCCATCTCCCTATCCGTCACTCCTTTGTCCTCCAAACTTGCTCCTTACCAACCTTCTTGCCAGTAGACTTAACCAAGCCCTCTCGATGCAACGTAGATAAATACGTCCGAATAAGCGTTAAACGTAAACCCAAACGATCCGCCAGTTGACGCGCCGTGCCCTCCCCACGAGACAACTCTTGGAAAATCTGCTGCCTACGCGTCAGCTTATTAGCCCTAGAGTTCTTCCTGATATTCGACCATATCTTTTGCAGTAAATTCATCTCGCACACTCCTCGCAAATATAAACATCGTGACCCATTCCAAGAGTCACCTCCTCACCGCAATCACACAATCGCGGCATCTCTCCGTCACCACTGCACTCGATACACGGCTCTTGGACCTCGTCCAAATAACCAACGTCACGACCAAAACCCTGCGGTCGAACAACCTCATAAAATACCTGACCCAACCCATCACAATTAGAACATGGGTCCATGATCAGCGTCTCTTGCATCCCGATCAACATGTCTTTCATCTTACCCATCATTCTCCTCCATAATATAATCGCTATCGACGTCATACAGAAACGCTTCGATGTTCTTCGAATACAAATAAAACTGAGTGCGCTTCTGGTAACGAGGTCCTGAAACCTTGGCCCTGCAAATCTGTTGATCCCTGTACAACTTGTCAGCCTCCGCCCGTAAGTCTCCGTGACCAATGTTCAAACCAAGAGCCCTTAAAATGTGGTGGGATGAAAAAAACATATCAGGCTCATCATCCAAATACCCTAAGATCAATTCCTGCAATTCTTCTGGAGTCGGAGTAGCCAGAGAAGCCAGAGCAATTTCGTCCTCCAACAATTCAACCTTGAGCGCCCGCCACTGCGTCCGGCTGCTGAAACGCGAGTTCGAAATTACCGTGACTTTAATTTGATCAGCAATCTCCAAACCCTCCGATACGGTAGGGTCAAGGAACACACTCTCCCCGTCCTCTGTCTCAGCAAACGCAATGCGCTTGTCCTCTAAGATATTCGTAACTACACCTATTTTTTCTAGTACTAGGTTCTTCATCACGCTTCCTCCTCCTCAATCTCAGGCTCCCAAGTATTGTCCTCGCCGTTCAAGTACTCGCCCTCAAACATGCCACCCTCGTCCTGATAATCAGCCTGAACCTCAACGCCCATCGCATGTAACTTGTCCCACACAGGAACAGGCGCACCCCATGCCGTCCAACACCGGAACGAGAACCACGACTTCGTATCCGCATCAAACAAATAACGACCCTGATCATGCGCAAGCTCCTCGTCAATCTCAACGTCACAAACATCCCACTTCGTGCCCCAGTTGTTGACGCGCCAGTCATACCAACCCTCAACTTCGTACCCACCCCATTGGGTCTTGGGCGCTTGCCACTGCTCAAACGGCATCGGACAAACCAACTGACAAAACTGCGGGTTCTTGGCACGACCCCCACGATGAGGATCGTACCCGTTCTCAGTCAATCCATTGTAAAGCATGGATACCAAGTAATGCGGCCCCTCAATACGGACCTGCTGATCACAATGATTAGGCATGGGAACCTCCATCAGTAATGTCGTTGTAATCTTCCAAATTTCTCCAACCCTTATGCGAGGTGATGCCGTCATATGAAAATTCCACATAAACGCAAAACTTGATATCACCACCAAACATGCGGGCAGTCTTTTCCGCCGTGCAAAAATGATCCCGCATGACAGACGCACTGTATTCCGCAATCCCATTGTCAAATGAATGAACCACAGGACCATCCTTCGTGCTCAACTCAGGGCGGTACACGCCAATGTTCAATATCTCCTGATTAAATAAATATGCCATCAGTCTAACATCGCCTCCCCAGTAAGCAGTAACGCTGGACCCACAATATGACGACCCGTCATAGAACTGGCCGTTTCATTAAATGGTAAACCCAACAACAAGCCCTCCTCGTTTACAATCAACTGCTTCTCACCATCGTCGATCACAATCTCAATCAATCCACCAACAATAGCCTGAGCCTCCTCCAAAGAGGGACGCTTGGCCCGTATCTCAATATCCCGAATCATCACACTCACTCCACAAAATCTAAATCAAAAGAATAATAAGGCTCAACATATCCCCACTCGCAATTAGGAATCTGCATCGATGCAAACACAGCCCACTCATACGGACCAGCCTCAAATGATACATGCCAAACCTTGCTGTAACCCTGAGCCTTGCGCTGCTCTGGCGTCTTGATGTGAACCTCATAGTCAGGGTTCATACCAACCTTACGACACCAATCGCACAACGCTCGATACAAACCCTTCGCCGCACCAGACCGCGTCTTGTATGACGCCGGATCCCAGTCCAACGTCATCTTACCACTCTCCATACAATCAAAACTAAACATCACTCATCCTCCTCATAATGCGAAGCAAGCTCCTCATAATCAATCTCACACAACGCACAGTTCAACATGTCACCAACAAAGCCGGATCCACTGTCCTCAATACGATCCTCAACAACCTGCTCAATATAAGCAGCGTCAATCTTAATCCCGTCCTCTTGGTCCATGGTTAAGAAATCCCCCACCCACAGGTTTACCAGCCAAGTCTCTTTGTTCTTCCAACCGTTATATCCCATCATACCAACCCATATAAAATATTGTGAATATCAACAGGCTTGCTACGATCCAACTTAAACTCCGAAGTGTAATAACCGTGGATGCGACTGCCCTTGAATACAACAATCTCTGTCACCGGACCTTGGTCCTCGAACATCTCAGCTTGACGGAAATAACGCTCGCGCAACGCACCTATGGTCTTGAGCAGCGGGCTCAAGGTTGTCGTGCCGTCCGCGTTTATCGCATGATATGAATACATCTTAGTCTCCTAGATAAATAAATAGATAACGAAGCACTTGTGCTTCGAGAACAACTAGACCACAAGTCGATGGAGATGTCAAGGGGGCTGAGTACAGTATAGACACTTCCCCACAGTTTTTTTGTTTTTTTTTTTTTTCATTCCAAATATGGTGTCCCCACCGTCCTCAACTGTCCTCACCATTGATTTCACTCGTTAATCTGCCCTCATTTGAGTACACTTGTGAGGACATGAGGACATTTAGCTGGAGAAAAGTGCTATATATAGGCTCCTTGCAAAGGAAGTCGCGCTGTTGTAATTTGTTGGTAGACCACAAGTGAGGTGTGCATGGGAAAGCTGGAAAAGAAGATCGAAGAAGAACATGGGCGGGTCTTGACCAACCGACAACGGACCTTTGCGAGACACATTGTCGAAGGGATTTACTCGAATGCGGAGGCTGCTCGAAAGGCTGGGTACTCACCTGATGTTGCCTACAACACGGCTTCGAAGCTGCTCAACGGTCGGGACTTTCCGCATGTCTTGGAATATGTTGTCGAACTCAGGGAGGAAAGGCAGCGCCGATATGGTGTCAGCACCATTGGTCAGCTAGAACGGCTGTACAAGCTGTCATCGGGCGCAGAGGAGGCGGGACAGTTTTCAGCAGCCATCAACGCCGAAAAGATTCGCTCTGCTCTGGGGGGCCTTACGGTTGACCGGAGAGAAAACATAAACACCATCGATCAATTGTCGCGGGACGAGATCACATCCCGACTTGCTGCATTGCAAAAACAATATCCGCAAGCGTTTGTGATCGACGGCACGGCAAAGGACATAACACCAGATGAGCAAGGGACCGGAAGCGAACTTTTGGCAATCGATCAGGACAAATCTGCCGAAGAAGTGCTTCGCCACGAGGATTGAAAACAAGCACGGGGGAGGTGTTCCTGACGTCCATGCTGTCTGGGACGGCGTCCCGTTTTGGATGGAGTTAAAGGTTAGCAATTCAAATGCGGTCCGTCTCTCGCCTCATCAAATCGCGTGGGCTGCTGCATATTGGGCTCGCGGCGGCGCGACTTTCTTCTTAGTAAAGGCCCCCTCTTTGAAGGTGCTATATTTGTTTGAGGGGTACAAAGGGCCTAGTTTACATGACCACGGGCTGTCAGGGACGGCTGGGCATCGGTTC